CTATTTGATCCATTCCTCCAGGGTCCCTGAGCGCCCGGGTCCCACGTTCAGGTAAGGTATGAATTTCAGGTATGATCTCCGGAGCTCCTCGAGCTCGATGTGATCGTAGATATCCACAACGTCCTTCCTGCGATCCCCTCTGAGCTCCTGGATGAATTCCCTGGGCATGCCGGCACGTCTCAACGTCGTGGTAAAGAAGTGCCGGCAGCAATGTGGCGTAAATTTTTTGTTCAGGGCGCCGTGCGGATCATGCAGGCCTGCAAGCATGGCATAATAGGTAATTGTGGAATACACATAGTTCCTGGTTATCCTGGATCCTGTAGATGATATCCAGAGTGCCTGGCATTTTGCCCTGGGCTCGCGCCAGTCCAGGTATTCCCGGAGCGCTGCGGAGAGCTCTGCATCGATGAATCCTAACCGATTGCTGCGCTTGGCTTTGGGCTTGACCCGGAATTCACCTTTCTCCATATCAAGATCGTACACGTCCATGGCAATTAACTCACCCCGGCGCAATCCCGTCTTTGCAAGGAAAAGGATCATGGTCCTTGCAAGGATCTTCCTGGCTGCCAGAGATAGCAGTTCTCTCATTTGTTCGATGCTGCCAGGCTGCCGCGTGTTCTCTCCGTTATACTGCAACTTGATCCTGAGATACCTCTTTCGGAATGATGGGATCGGGTTGGTTGCAGCTTTGCCTTCGATGAGCAAATAATCGAAGAATGATGAAATTGAAGCAAAATGTCCTTTCAACGTGGATCCTTGCAGTTCCCGGGCTCTGAGATCTCCCATGTAATGCCTGAGGTCATCCAGGCTCACCTCTGCAGGCTGCGTATAAACTTTCAGGAAGGCCTGCACATTTGAACGATAGGTTTCTATCGTATGGTCCGTGAGACCTCGCGCCCGGCATTCAGATACAAATCCTTCGATCAGTTCCATGATATCACCCTCATTTCAACTCTATTTTCAATTCTTTAAATCTGTCATCTGAATATACATGATTTAATCCTTCCAGAATTTCCACCACTTCTTTTTCTCCTCCGGCGCCGGCATCAAAAGTCTCTGGGTCTGCATGTGCAAAGCCTGTTCCTGGTTGAGCAGGGTCATGAGCTTACCTTTGTCGGCTTTCAGGTCTGCGATCTGCTGTTCTAATGATCGGATGTAATCTGAATTTTGACTGACTTCAGGTGTAATCAGCTTGTCGTCAGTTGTAGTCAGATACCCTTTGAGGATATCCCGGTAAAAATCTGATTTGGGTTTTTCCCCTCGGCGCTCATCGATCTGCTTTTCAAGCTCATCGTCAATTCGAATTGTTATCTGTCCCATGTGTAATCACATTGTAGTCATGTTGTAGTCAGTAATGAAAGTTACAGCTTTTTCAAGTCCTCAAACGTCTTGTCTTCTAGTTTCCTTTTTTCAGTTTCTTTATATCCATCATCCCCCATCTCTATTCCGAGAATTTGAATTAATATATACACTTTGATCAGTTGCCATTTAGGTTCCGAATCGGGGTATAGTTCAGTAACCTGGTTGAAGGCATCAGTTAATATTTTAACAGCGCGCTCAGCTCTGGATTTTGGTAATTGTTCAATAAGTTGTTCCAGCTGTTCCCACTTTGGTTTCGACCTGTCGCCGCTCTTCAGAAATTTATATAATTTTGAGTTTAATGGAACATGAATAGTTGTTCTGTTATCCATATACCCTCAGTCTAAATTTTTTCCATGTATCCACCATGTAGCCACCTCAATTTTCATGTAGCCAGGTTTTTGAAATTCGTTCTTATTTTCGTTCTTGCGTTTACACACCGTCAAATAATTCAACGTCACTCGCACAATATTTATTTTAAGTCCATGAATTTTATAATTCCACTATTACAACATTTTAACACTCTCCACTAAAAAAAGGCTGTTTTTTTTGATCCGGGCAGGCATTTGCCTGTAGTCGTGTAGCCATGTAGCCACTGATGTATACATCATAGAGCCACCGATGTAGCCACTGATGTATACATCATAGAGCCACGAAATTAAGAAAAAAAACATCAATTCCATTTACGTCCTATCGATCAAGGCAAAAACTCCATCAATAAAGGCACATCCTTTAAAGCAAGCACTTTAGGCTTGATATCTTTCTTTATCCTGGACACAAAAGGGCGCATCTTCAAGGTCCTGAAAGATACGCTCGGAGACTTCGTTTCTATGAAAACCGGAAAGCCGTTTTCATCAACAGCGACCTGACCGTTTCCAAGATACAACATCGTTTTTTCAGTTAGCAACGGCGTATCTGTTTTAATTTCACTAATAGGAATAAAGCCTTTGAACTCGGTTGTCTCAAGCATCAATTTCTGGACGAGATTGTATTTATCAATGAGATCATCCTTATCTCCAAGGGTCAGAGTATTGTTCAGAAACTTTTTCTTATATCCAGAGATCTCCTTTTGTGTTTTATGGATGTAACAGGATTCGTGATAGTGTTTGCCGTATTCAGTCAGGCTCTCATAGATAGAAAGGGATACATGACAGATTTCACAAATTTTCTTTTCGTCGGCCCATCTCATGATACATCTTCCTGCTGTAAATCCAGAGATCCTTCCTCTGCCTCTAACTGCAGAGCTGATGCGAGCTGCTCGGGTGTCAAGGCGCCGGCACGGACCAGCCATTCGCCAAGGGATTTTGTGAACTCGACCACCAATTGCCTGCTTCTGGAATGCCCATGATCACCCTTGCCCCTGAACGATGTATGGCGCAGCGCAAGGCAGAGGGCGCCATGAACTGCCATAGCTTGCAATGTGTTCGTTGTCACCGGCACAATGAGGGGCTTAAGCCAGAAACTACGAACTTCTTCAGGCATAAACACCTCCTCTGGCCCATGTAGCCATGCGGGCCTCTTCATCGATCCGATCCTGTTCCTCCCTGCATGCTGGACAGAGAACGTCATTGTAGGTCCTGCTCAGGAGTACACCGCATTTTGTGCACTGATTATCAGGAAGACCTTTGCGCTTCATTCTCACCACCACGAAAAACCACAAGAGCACATGTGCGGCTTGCCCTCATGTCCCTCTGGTTGTATGCAAAAATGATTTACCCTCCCGGGACCCAATTTTGGATCTCCTCCGGGAGGGGCCATTTTCTCTGCACTGCAGAATTCAGAGCTCATACGATCACCGCCGTGATATCGCCCTTCCGATCTCTGACCTCGATAATGGCATCAGACAGCTTCCGGAACCCTGCCATCTTCTTGCTGCAGATGGGCCCATATTCCTGATCAGGTTCTTTAGGTTGGAACCAGCGACCGCAGCGCTTGCATTTCGATTGCCCGCTTTCCTGTATTTTGAGGGCCATTCCTACCATGATATCACGGCTCCCCCGCAGCATCAGTGGGATCAAGATTTGACAGTAATAACAATCCCATGAAAACCCCACTACATTTCTTTTTGTGCTGTTCTTCTGTCACCGGAGACCAGATATGCACCCCGCAGACCTCACAGTCGTATTCGTAGAATTTCATGCCCTCACCCCCGCTATGCATATGTCCATTTCAAGAAGTTGCCTTGTTGCCTTCCCCAATACGATATGCGATTCGCGGATAGTCAACCTCTCTTCTTTCAGGACCTTAAGCACCTTTTCAACTGCCCTCTGTTGCTTATCCATGCCGAAAGCTTCATCCCGCAGCTTGAGACGTTCAGGGGTGGCCTTCTTGAAATTGCATCCTGTTGTCTGGCAATCCTTGCAGGTCTTTTGTGTAATCAAATCTGTACAGTATATGCAAATATGCCCTTCATGCCCCGGCTGGCCCCACTTTCCGCAGGTCATGGCTCCCCCTCTGCATCAGTGGGATCAACGTGCTTCAGCGCATCTACGTTTACTTCCAGGCATTTGGCCTTTCTATTCCCATTGATGGTTTCGTTATCGATGGGGCAAAAAATCATGCCGTTATCATTGACTGTGCACCGGCTTTTTCTTGACCAAAAATATTGTCTGCATGTGAACGTCATGCCTTCACCACCGGAACTTTGGCGTCCTCGCAAAACTCCTCCCTATACTTCCTGATCACCGCATGCAGCCGTTGTTCGCGGTTGCATTTGTGCTTCGTCTTATTTATCCAGTCGCGGTCCTCCCGGTAGATCGTGATGAAAACAACGTCCTTTCCGCTCATGCCCTCACCTTCGGACTATTCACAAAATAAGCCGGAAAAACATATTTTTTATCATCACCCTCAAACCGTACATGCGCAATACCACTTTTCAGAGGTTTGAATCCTCGTTTTTTCCATAGTCTCAATACCTGCCATGGAACCGGCGCATCTGGATGAATATGATGCTTGAATGTGCCGGTTAGTTCGGGTTTCAAATCAGCATCAAGAAAAAGCCTGATTTTTCCCTGTTTTAGTCTTTTTTCAAATGTCCGCTTCGCTTTTGGAGCATCAGCTCCACTATTGTTATTTTCTTTCATAACTGAGTCCTCTGCGTCCACCCCGCTAAAGGGTTATAAAACGCAAATGAGAGATAGAGTCAAAAGTATATATAACTTATTATGCTGCCCTATTATAATGAGCATTAAAACGCTATGCAGAGACGCAAAAAGACTTAAATACTATAATCTCCATAAGAAGTATTGGTTCAATCGCGCTAAACGATGATAGGCAGCTTCCATTTCTGAGTCGGCTGCCTGTCAGAACCATCCCTGGCATGCCAATGGGGCTCAAATCCCCATCGGAGCATGCCAGGGATGGGGTACTAACCCCGTCCCATCTTTCTCATAGCATGATACCGGGCGCAAGCCGTCAGGTTCCACCCATAAGCAACGAATTCCTATTCTGGAATCTTCCCGGATGGCCCGGCTCTCCCGTCATGGGTCTATAGAGATATATCAGGGCTGCTGCCTCCTTTTTGCAACCGTGGCAGCCTGTGCGATATCATTTTTTGTCGAGTCCTGACTTCCGAGGTCTCCCCATCGACTTCGTTCTCAATCCTTTCCGGATCAGTTCCTGAGCTGTATCAATTCCCTGTCGCTGCCGTTCCTTCAGCCTCATGATTTCATGCCTGGCATCTCCGATCGTTTCCCACATAGCCCTGAAAGCCCAGCTGGATTCCCGCCAGTGTAGCGCGAAAGGCTCGCACATGCTGAAAATCCCGCAATTATGTTCTTCAGTGAGTTTCAGAAATGAAACGAGCTCATACTGATCGCGGCCCAGCCGGTCCACCCGGTACACTGCTACATAATCCAGTTCATCGTCTTTGATGAGATTCACAAGTACCTGGTAATCATGCCGGTTGCAGATCATCCCGGAATCAAAATCACAGAGAATCTGTTTTTTCGGCAGGCCCGCAGTAGTGAGGACATCAATCTGCATTGCCGGGTTCTGTTCGTCTGAGCTCACCCTGGTATATCCCATGACCCTGGAGGACCTCACAAGCTCCAGCAGACTTACAGGCAATTTCTGAACAGCAATCAACCCAGATCCGGAGATCAAGGCAGAAACCTCTCATCCGACTTTTCGTAAAAGGATATCTCCGCCCTGGGGAACTACCTCACCGCCGACGATCATGAATGCAATCACATCGCCCGGTTTCCATCCCTTGCCTTTTGCGATTTGCAAGGGTATTGTCGCGAATGGATACCCATCAGTTCCTTTCTGTATCTTTACCATAGTATAATTCATTGTATTTATATATATAAATACTTTATAAAACCCTAGGGTTTTTCCAAGAGAACAGGGATTGCAGAAAGGTACACCTTTTCTTATGGCAAGAGATCTCCCGGAGCTCAGGGACAGAAATTAAGAGACCTTCTCGCAGAACTGCAATAACTTCCGTATTGGCATGGTAGTTTTCTTGCAGTCCCAGGTATGGAATGAAGGGAGCATGTACCAATCTCCCTGGAAATCAAACATGAAATAAGTTTTACACTTCCTCCCTTCTTCGACAGCTCTGTATTTGCCGAGGTTTTTATTTTTTAGTCTCAGATAACTGCCATACTTTCCTTTACCAAGCGTCACGACATCGATGATACAGAAATTTCCGTTGATGTATCCTTCAATATCAAAGCTGTTCATTCCAATTCCGCTCTCAGGGTTAAGGATCCAGGCCCCTGTTGAATAGCTTGTTTTGAGAACTTCAAGGGCTGCCTTTTCAGTTTCTATTCCCTTCTTCATTTCCGATGTCAGAAGGTCTTTTACTTCTTCACTTGTGTCATAGCATTCTGCAATGGGCGAGACCTTGAACTTAAACGTGTTAATAACGTCTTTATCAGTCAGATATTTTTCATTTTGGTATTTCCACCCGCTGAACATCTTCGCGCGGAAATACGCATACGGAAGCAACAATTTAAGATTTATGGGGTCAAAATAATCCTGCTTGATAATAAGTTCCTGACCGTTGATGATATAATAAATCTCAGGGATTATTACGTAATCTGTATTCTCTCGTAGTCTTATGTCAGCCATGTAGAAATTCTGGGCGCTCCATTCAAGGCTAAGGTCCCTCTTCCTGTTCTTTTGCAGCACAGAGTTCACAAATGTATTTTGGTCACTCATAGAGAACCTGGAATCAAGCCATGCTGCTATCTCATCGATCTCTAACCGTCCGCTACGGGCCCTGTTAAGGTCGTTTGTCGTTATAATCCGTTTACCTAATGGCTCCCTGGTGCCGGGATGGTACAGATTAAAGTTAGTGAATATTCTATATCCTTGCTGCGCAAACGTCAGGCCAGAATAAGCCATAAAGATTGTTTTTCCTGTCCCTGGTGGACCTACGATTGCCGTGATCATAATATCATCCGCTGTTTAGTGATGTCAATGCCTGAAAAACCCCACTGCCATAACCCAAATGTGCTAACTCGATTCTTACGAATCTGCGCAGGTGAGAAAGTCACATAATCAGTCCTATAAACTCCTTGAATACATAAAAGAGCAATTTGAGTATGAGGATATAGCTTCCCAGGATGAAGAAGTACTGGAACAGTACCCACTTCTTGATGAACCAGCGGTAGGCTATGGTAATCTGAAGGGTGTTTGCTGAGAAAAACAAGAGTGCAGTCCTGACATAAGGATTGAATACACCGACTAAGAAAATCACTATTTCAAGAATGAAAATTTTTTTGTATGTAAGTTTCAATGATTTGAACTCGGCCTTCAATATTAAGAGAAGTGCGAAGTCCAGGAACAGGATTACTCCCAGGAATATCCAGTTCGTGACAATCGCCTTCAGGGAGTTTATCGCATGCATTTCAGCGTTTACTGCGCCAACATCACCCAAGCCGAGCCTGAGCATTACTTTCCCTGGCATTTCCTGCTGAAGGGTGAATGTGAATAAAAGTATCAGGACGTGGTAGATAATCATTGCCCATAAAAAATTTGTGGGCTGCCCGAACAACGTTTTCTGGACTTTTGAGAGGAAGAGTATAGGGTTAAAAGGTTCCTTGACCTGGATATATTCATACTGGCCATTCATTTGCTTTATTCCTTCAAACATGGACCAATAGAGTTTTCTGAAACTATATTCGAGATGTTGGTCAGTAAATTCAGCCTGGGATCCCCACGATCCTGTACAGAATATAATCGATCATTGAATATTAGAGGATGAGATGTTTCTGATGCTTCTTTGAACATCCTGTTTAATTCAAAGTCATATACATTCGTTGCCACTGCCATTCCGATTATAACTCCTATAGCCACCAGGGAGCCAGCCAGTCCGATTATGGCTGTCCCTGGATGTTCGTGCATCCATCTCTCTGTTTTCTCAACTGCGCTTAAATCTATCAATTCTAATCACCTTTTTGACGGGTTCTTCTTGATGGCCTCATACCATTTCTTTTCAGACAGAATTTTATTCCATTTAAATGACACTAAAAAGCCAATAAAACCAAAGACAACAAAGAATAGCCCATCAAAAACTGTGTAATCAAAATTATTCAAGCCAAGTGCATAAGGTAGTATTAGAATTCCCCAACCTATGGCTACTATACTTAACAATAAAACGATTCCTAGTACTGCTTTTTCATCAATTTCTTGATTTAACCATTCCATATATTTCAT